GAACTTTGGATGTGCAAATTGCTAGAAACGCTGAGGAAAAATCTCGCTTAGAGGCAGAGGCTAAGAAAGCCGCCGATGAGATTGATGCAGAGCGCCGCAAGATGGGCGAGGCAGAGGCCGCACGACTCAAGTCTCTCCGCAGATCAGGCTATCGCTCGCTGTTGTCAGATGCCCGTTTAAATCCTGAACTTGGATTGGGTGGTGACAACGCCATGCTTGGCGCTGGCGTTTCTTACTAAGGGGCTAATATGGCTCGTAGATTGTCATACGCAGAAAAGATGCGGTTAGCACGCCGCACCAGCGACATTACTCGTTTGCAATCTGATCTCCAGCGTTCAATGCAAGACTACCAAGCTAGTGTCGGTCAAAAAGAGGCTGCGTTTAATGCTCAGATGGCTGACTACAACAATCTTTACTCTGGCTATAAGTCTCGCCTTGATGCGTATAACAGCCGTCTGTCGGACTATCAGACCAGACTTAAGGCTTACCAGGATGCGCCATGGGAAAGTTATGACGACTTTAAAGTGGTTTCTCGTTTAGGGCCTAATGTTTATGCGTCAACTCGCACAACAAAATATGGAAACGATATTTATGGCCCAATCGTGCCATCTGGCCCGTATATCGGGAGCATGGTGCGAGACCCAGCCGCCGAGAAAGGTGGTATTCCAACATACGCATTTACGCTTAAAGAGGGTTATAGCTTTAGTGGGCCAAGCTCGGGTGGTGTGATTGTCGGTAAAAGTGTTTTAAGTCCTGGCGAGTTTACTGAAAAGTTTGAAGAACAAGCTCCAACCGCACCAACTTTAGACATTGCGGCTGAGAAAGCAAAGCTAGAGGCTGATCGCGCCTACACCGAGCGTGAAGTTGATGAGCGCACCAAATCAAGATTAAGAGCTGTTCAGCGCGCAAGTTCAAGACCAATGTTATCGAGAGGAACCAACATCAATGGATAAGATGAAAAACAAGGTCAAGAAAGTCATGCGCGAGTATAAGTCTGGCAAGCTCAAAAGCTCGTCTGGCGACAAAGTAACTAGCAGAGATCAAGCTGTGGCTATTGCCATGAGCGAGGCTGGTTATAAAAAGAAGGGCAAATAATGGAAATCAAAATTGAAATTGGCGGCGAAAGCGAAAAAGAGAACGAGCATGAAATGATGGGCAAGTCTGCCGCTGTAACTGCTTTTCAGCGCAAGGTTGCCAAAATGCTTGCTAAGGCATCTGGTCGCTCCAAGCCCAATGAACTTGATATGCACATGGCCGCTAAATATGAGGCTAAGAGCAAGGGCATGGATGATGAGAGCGAGGATGACTGATGGTTAAATATGAAGGCAATCGCCTAAAGGTTGAGGACATCATCAAGCGTGCTGAGGTAGCTCAACGCAAAAAGGATGAGTTTGAATCGCTCTATCGCGATGCCTATGAGTTTGCTTTGCCTCAACGCCAGCTCTATGGCTATTGGGAAGGTAACGCCCAGGGCGCCAAAAAGATGGCCAGAGTGTTTGACTCGACTGCTATCAACTCGACTCAGCGTTTTGCCAATCGCTTGCAATCAGGCATTTTCCCGCCTCAGCGTAAGTGGTGCCGCCTTGAGCCAGGTCAAGATATTCCCGTTGATCGCAGAGCTGAGGCCTTGGCTATCTTGGATCAATATAACGAAAAGATGTTTACCGTTATTAAGCAATCCAATTTTGATATTGCCATTGGCGAGTTTCTGTTAGACCTAGCCGTAGGCACTGCGGGTATGTTGGTGTTGCCTGGCGATGATGTCCAGCCGATCAACTTTATTCCTGTGCCCATGTTTTTGATCTCCTACGAGGAGGGTGCAAACGGCCAGGTCGATAAGATTTACCGCAAGATGCGGATGAAGGCCGAGGCCATTAAACAACAATGGAAAGATGCCAAGTTTAGCGAGAGTGTTCAACAGCGCATTGACTCTAAGCCGACCGATGAGGTAGAGCTATTAGAGGCGACTGTTTACGACTCTGAGCGCGGCGATTGGTGCTACCATGTAATTGATAAAGTCTCAAAAGAGGAGATTGTTTATCGCCGCTTTAACAGTTCGCCATGGGTGATCTCGCGTTATTCTAAGATCGCTGGTGAGATATACGGGCGTGGGCCATTGCTCACCGCATTGCCTGACATTAAGACCCTTAATAAAACTCTTGAGCTAGTCCTTAAAAACGCATCATTAGCTATCTCTGGTGTATATACAGCCGCAGATGATGGCGTATTGAATCCCCAGACTGTCAAGTTAGTGCCTGGCGCGATCATTCCAGTTGCGCGCAATGGAGGCCCACAAGGTGAGTCGCTCAGACCGTTGGCTCGTTCTGGGGATTTCAATGTCTCACAGATCGTTATTCAAGACCTACGGGCCAACATCAAGCGCACTTTGCTTGACGAGTCCTTGCCTCCTGACAACATGAGTGCTCGTTCTGCTACAGAGGTAGTCGAGCGCATGAAAGAGTTGGCTCAGAATTTAGGCTCTGCCTTTGGCCGCTTGATTAACGAGACCATGATCCCATTGGTTGCTCGCATCCTGTCAGTTATGGATGAGCGCGGCCTGATTGATTTGCCTCTCCGAGTCAATGGCCTGGAAGTTAAGGTATCTCCAGTTGCTCCGCTGGCTATGGCTCAGAATATGGAGGAGATCAACAATGTGATTCAGTTTATGCAGATCGCACAATCGCTAGGTCAGGAAGGTGCTCTTGCTGTTAAGACTGGTGATTTGATTGACTTCTTGGGCGACAAGCTAGGCGTGCCAAGCTCAGTGCGTAATACGCCAGCCGAGCGTGCTTTCTTGATGGAGCAACAAGCCCAAATGCAACAAAGAGACGCTATGATGTTGGCCATGGCTGGACAGCAACAAGCGGTCGCTGAAAGCCAACAAGCCGCCGCACAATCAGGAATGATGCCTCAATGACTTGCACGCCCTGTGTAGTTGATCCAGGTGTAGCACATTATTTTGGTGATGGTTTATATGCAAAGGAAGCAGTAGTGCCAGCGGGTTATTCCGTTGGCAAGCATATCCACGCCTACTCTCATTTATCCATTCTGGCATTTGGCAAAGCCAAAGTTACTGCTGGCGATGTTGTCACCGAGTATCTTGGCCCCACTTGCATCGAGATCAAAGCTGGCGTGCCGCATCATATTGAGGCCGTCACCGATATTATCTGGTATTGCATCCACGCAACAGACGAAAAAGACATATCAAAAATAGACGAGATTCTAATAAACAAGGAGGTTTAAATGGCTGGCTGGGAGGACATCGAGGCGATGCAACAAGTGTTGTCGCCTCCGCAAGGCAATGAAATGGATAAGCTGTGCCTACGGGTATTTGGCACAGAGGATGGGCAACGGTTACTCAAGTGGATGCGCGAGCAAACGATTGAGCAACCTTGTTGGGGGCCAGGCTCCGATCCGAGCTATGGCTATTTTTTAGAGGGGAGATGTAGTCTTGTAAAAGAGATTGAATCCCGTATTAACAGAGCGAGAAACCTATGAGCGAAACAAATGATGCAGTAGTCGAGCCCAGTGAATCTACTGGCCTACTTGACGGCGTTGAGGCGCAAGATGGTAGCCCAGAGGATTCTCAGCAAGACACCAACAAAACGGAAGTTGAACACCGAGCCGCAGACTCTATACCAGAGGATGAGCCACTAGAAAGGCCTGAGTTTTGGCCTGAAAACTTCTGGGACAAGGATAAGAATGAGCCTGACCTAGAGGGAATTGCAAAGTCATGGAAAGACTTGCGAGCCAAGATCAGCAAGGGCGCTCACAAAGCGCCGCCAGAGGGCAAGTATGACCTATCCTCTTTTGGCGAAAACGCTGACAACCTACCCATGGTGCCCGTATTTAAGGACTGGGCGGCTAAGAATGGCGTATCGCAAGCGGCATTTGACGACCTGGCTGGCACCCTGACGGCCATGCTAAATGAGGCGCAAGCTAACACTCCGAGCATTGATCCAGTCGCAGAGCGCAAGGCTTTAGGGCCAAACGCAGACGCACAGATTA